TGGTGTCTTATCTTGCTAAATTCTATTTAAGTTTTGCCTCCAAGTCAGCAACTTTTTGCGATAGCTCTTGCACCGCTTTGATCAGCGGAGCGATGAATTCTGTATATCGCAAACCCTGAGTGCTTTGGTCGTCGTCTTTGTTGTTCAGCACCCACCCGGCAAAGTCGTCCACACCCAAAGAGTCAAGGGTAGCTTTGACCTGTTGGGCTTTAAGACCGTGAAAAGTGCGAACACCGGGCCTCGGGTTGCCTTCTGCGTCTACACCGCCAATCTTCCACTTGTAAGAAACAGGCTCAAGAGCGTTGATAAACGACAAACCAAGGGATGACCCTAGGATCGTTTTGTCTCGCTCATCAGAGGTGTTGATGGTGCCCGTGGCCGCATAAACCACCGACCACCTAGCGCCCACGCCGCCACAAGTGGTTGTGTTGTCTGTGGTTGGGCTGAATCGGCCTGAGAGCGCAACCGTGACGCTTGACCCGCCTGCGGCTTGGACTGCGCCGTTGGTGCCGTTGAGGACGATATACCCGCCGTTAGTGGTGACGGTGCTGCCATTGACGGTTAGGTCGCCCGTAATGACTGCTTTGCCAACTGCCTTCAGCGCGAGAGAGGTGCTTTCTCCCGATTCCTCAAACTGCCCGCCAACCGTGTTTTGCCCATACGCGATTCCGCGCACGCCGATAGCTGCGCGTGTAGTGCCGGGGGCAAAGCCGATACCTTCAACACCGTACCAAAACCCTTGCGACGAAATCGCGGGGGTAGTAGTCGAGTCAGACGAAACTCCAATTGCGTATCCGGCCCCCGTCCCTTCAACAGTCAGACTGTTCGCGCCCGAAGTTGTGGAAGGCTTGATGATGACCGTGGCGGTTGATGAGCCTGAAGTTGTAGACCCGTTAAACAATGCCGACTTGCCGACAAAGTTGCCCGTAATGTTTAGTGTTGATCCATCCCACAACAGAGATTGCGTGGTCGAACCGATGCTGAATTTGTACGCACCACCGCTATAGCCAAGGAAGAAACCCGTTCCGGTGTTGTAGTCGGTCTGACCGCCCTGAATCTTTCCAAGCGTGTTGATGGTCAAAGTGTTTTGAACCGTCAGCGCACCCGTGTTGACCGTAATGGCCGACAGCGTGCCGACCTTTAGGCTTGAGATGTAAGGCGTCGTCCACACCGTGTTTCCGGTGTTGGGGTCATAGATGCCGTCGCTTTGATACAGCGAGTCAGTGCTAGACGGATTGGGATCAGACGCGCCCCAAGTAGCTGCAAAGCCCCAAGTGGATAGAGACTGTGCGCTTGATGGGAATGATGCTGAACCCGATGTGGTGATGTTGCCCGACACCGGAGCCGGGTTGTTGGGCACCCGCGCAAAACAGATGCGGGAGGACGCGCCATTTGTGCCTGACCCTGTTGGTCCTGTAGTGCCAGTTGGACCAGTCACCCCTGCGTAGCCTGCCGACAGAATGCTTGCCGTCGCCCAATTGATCGTGCTTGTCGCGTCGGCATCGGTGGCAATCAAATTGACGGTCGCCGCCCAAAGCGTAAAGCCTGCGCTTGGCGATACCGTGATGGTGGTTGACCATCCGGCGGGCACAGGGCTAATGTTGCCTGTTGCCCACGTGTAGGTTGAGGTGCCTGTTGGGCCTGCGGGAATGGTGATCGCCCATTGATAGACAACGGCACGCCCAGTTTTGTTTCCTGTGCCGCCAGTTGCGCCCGAACTTCCCGTGGGGCCGGTGGGTCCGACCGCAGAAGTTGGCGACCAAACAAAAGCAGCAGACGTTGTAGAAAGCTGCGAGATGGAAACTTCGTTTTCTACCGAGAAGGCAAAGTAGTAAGTTGCCGGAGCAAGATTGACGTTAGGGAACTTAAGTGACAAGCCCGGTGCAAATGCCGCCGCATTGGATGCTGATTCTGTATTCCAAACCTTCCAATCGCTAGGCGCCGGAGAAGCTGACGTTGTGTAGTACAGCGTGACCCTTGTGACTCGAACGGTTGAAGGAAGTTGACAGACAACACTAAAAGTCGGCGGCTGCACGCTAGGTGCTTGGTCTGTAAATGTCGGAGCAGATAGCGTTGGGAAGTAATAGCCCGACTGAAGATCGCTGTTGGGCGCAGGCGTAAATGCCGTAATCGGCATATCGTCATAGACCTGAGCGTTGTACTCGCTTAGTTCAAAACGCGCACCAAGGTTGCCGTCCGGCAGACTTGCTTCGTTGACCTTGATGACGCGGAACAGCTTGTTCGTCCAACCATAGGCCGCATTGGTTACGCTAACCACGTCGCCTGCGTTGACTTGAATGCCGGTGTATGCCGTGTTGAACGAAACAACCAAATCTTCGCGGGCCTGCTCCAACATGCGATTGCCAAGGTACTGCGCCTGAACAGAGTCATTGACCATGCTCAAGGTCGCGGTGTACTTGTTTACCGGCTCATTTGGATAAAGCAATGGCGAAGGAATTGGCTTCCACAAAGACAAATACACAAACCCCGGCTTGTCTTTGTTTTCTTTCCAAGGGAACGACAACTCAACTTCGTTGATACTTGATGTGATGTCGGTGGCCGACACTCGAATGTCGCCAATGATGTTGGAATCATCAAACGCAAAGCCCGTGGACTCTGCCTTGTTGATGATGGGTGCCCACTGCCCCGACTCGGCTTGATAGCCAATCCATGAGTCGCAAGCAATCAAAATGTTTTCGATGTTGTTGAGTACGGTTTCACCCGTATCAAGTACACCATTAATCCGATACCGCGCTTGAGTCGCTGACCCGCCGCCCGATGGCGTGTAGGTGATGGTTTGGTCTGAGTAGGTATCAAGGTCGTCGCAAGCCGTGGTGTTGACGTTTGCCAAAGGCACCGCACCACCATAGACCGTGTTGGTCAGATAGTCTTTGAGGACAGAGCCGGGCTTTGCAACGCCGGTGCCATTCAATGCGTGCTTGACCCTAAAGGTCAGAGGCTGCAAGCCGGTCGATCCCGCATCGGTCGAATACTTTAGGTAGACGATTGCGAATGCAAGCCCGTTCATTTGCCGACCAGAGGAAGGCCAACGAAGCGAAGCGGGGATGTCTGCGCCTCCCATTGCAACATTCGGCGCGGTGCCTAAAACCGGCGTAATTGCACCGCCTGTTGTCGAGGTGTAGAGGTTGATGTAGAGGTAACCGTTGATCTTTGTATCGACGTTACCCGCGCCGTCAGTCAGAGAGGCGACTTGGTTGGTCCCCGGCGCAAACGTGATAAGCCGATCACCGTAGTAGAACTGCGTAGTGTCGAAAGTGAACTGACCGTTTGGCGAGATGTTGCTGATCGCCAAAACGTAGTACATCGCTTGGTTGTCAGTGGTCAGCACCGCATCGACAAACGTGCCGCCCATCCATGCTTCACCGTAGACAACCGGAATGGAGTTATCTGCGCTTGGCGGGACTTGCTGCCGAACCCCGTTGTCTTGCTGTCGAGGAGGCTTTGCTCCGAAGACGCGATTGACGGTATAGGAAATAGCGAAGTTCGCCGCCATCGCGAACAAGACGCTTGATTGATACAAACCAATTACGGTTCCTATCGCTTGACCAATTGCATAGGCGACAGTCGAAAGTGTGATTGATACCGGCATTTCTTATTCCTTGCAGAAGGTGGACTCAATCCGCTTGAACCCGCGACCCTCTAAATCGATTGATGGGCTGTTAGCCATAAGCGACACGCTCATCACTTGCGCTCGACCTTCCTTGATCAGCTTTTCTGCCTTGACCTTGTAGGCGACAAACAACTTGCCTCCGATTGTTCCGCTTCGATGCTCGGGGTCAACCCACCAAGCTAACTCTTTGACCTCATGCACGCCGGGGCACCAAATGTTTGGCGTGACGATGGCAGCAATCATTCCTCTATATTGACTGTCCACAAAGATAAACCCGCGACCACAGATCAGACTAAACAGGAAGTGCCTTACATAATAGTTGTCGTGGAAAGCTGCTTGGCGAAGTTTGAAGATAGGCGACTCTGATGCGTACTTACGCATCATCTCAACGCAAGCATCTAAATCAAACTTGGAGGCTTCGCGAATCAATTTTGTTGTGTCTCCGGTATTTCTTGCCCGCCACCCGGCTCTGAAATGCTGCCCGTGTTGGGCTTGCCGCCAAAGTCAAAGTAGGTGTTCGAGATGGCATCGACTCGGTTCATTGAAATGTCGCCGGTGTAGATCGATTGCCAAATTGTCTTGTTGGTCTTGATGCCTGCAAGTCGGTTTTCTAGCACTCGCCTCATGCTTGAACAACTAATCGTGCAAGTAGCAACTCGCTGCCGCAACTGATCATTAAAATCTTCGGTGATGCTGACATTGTTGACAATGCCTTGCCATCGCTTGAAGAACTGAAGTGTTGGCGTGGTGATGATCTGATTGTCAGAATCAAGGAAGCCGCGCCAAATCTCTACGGTGCTGCCCTTGATGTCGCTTGATAGGATCAGAGCAACGTAGTTCGGGTCAATGCCCGTGAGGGAAATCGACATGTCAAACGAAGTCGCTTTGACATCGCGCTGCACTTCACCGACTGCCAACAACGCGCCAAGTGCGCTAAACGTGATGCCACTTACCGTAACAGCCGCAGCGGCGTTACAGAAGGTGTAGACGGTTGGCGATGAAGGATTGCCAACTGACAGCTTGACGAATTCTGCGTGTCGGATGTTTGCGCTGTTAAGCGCGGTCATCGTGGTGGTCATGGCGCGACGTTCTCCCGAAACACGAATGGCTCATCCCAATTCACAAACGCGCCGTTTGTCATAGGCGTGAGCGAGTAGGTCGGGCAGACTTCCGCATACACCGGAAAGTAAACAGACGAACCAACTGCCGTGAGTGTTCCGGTGGCGGGCGTGCCAATCACCGGACGATGCAGATTGACGCTGACCGTTGAGGCACTTCCACGCAACACATTGGCCGTGACTTTGTAGACATAGCTGCCGAGTTGCAGGAAGTCGCCTGCCTTAAAGACATAGGACGTGGAAGATACGGCAGGAAGATTGCCAACCGTGATCGTCTGCGAGTTGGCAGGCGGGACTGATGCAAGCGTCAAAGCCGCAGCCTGTCCTGCACTTAGGTCGCCCTGATAAGCCGTGAACCAAGAAAGCGTGGTGCCGCTAA